TGAATATTACAAAATAAGTGATAAAGAAGCTATTAACTATAATAGTTCTAATAGTCTTATAACAACTGTATCAGAAGTACCATATAGTAATCCTACTTATGAGCATATTAATAGCGTAGGACGTCAATGGATATTTCAATACACTTTAGCATTAGCTAAAGAAAACTTAGGTTATATAAGAGGTAAGTACCAAACAGTTCCAGTACCTGGTTCTGAAGCAACTTTGAATCAAGCTGATTTGTTAGCAGATGCAAGATCGGAAAAAACTGCTTTGATTACTAATTTAAGAGAAATGTTAAACGAGACTTCAAGAAAAATGCAAATGGAAACTCAGGCATCTGAAGCAGACTTCTTAAGACAGACATTATCTCAAGTTCCAATGACAATTCATATAGGCTAATGAAATTATTAAGGATATTAGAACAAATTAATTTTAAAACTTATGAAGGAATGGTTAGAGTTCTTTATAAGGAAGGAGAAAGTGAAGATTTAGCTGAACTGCTAAGAGCATTACCAGGAGTTACTACTGTAACTAATGCTGGATCAGCTGAAGAAATGAGTATGATGACTTTTAAAATAAAGCTTATCAGTCAAAAAAGCGGTGAAGAAGCGTTTAATAGCTTTAAAACTAATGCTCAAAGTAAATACTCTAACATTATTAAAATAGAAGTAGCTAATGAAACTATAATAGATAAGTAATGTTATTCGGAAGTAATAGAGATTTTAATTTATTTGTTAAAGTAAACAGAGAATTACTTAAAGACATAGTAGAACAAGAAATTTTACTATATAAACTTAGTATTTCCGATACTATTACTAATATATACGGGGAATCATTACAGAAAACTTTTTTAGAACCTGTAAAACTTAATTGTTTAATAACCAGAGGAGATCAAGTAA